ATAACCAGGTATTGCTGCATCTAATCCAAGAAGAACCGACCATAGGTGTCCAATGTCGTTCATTGCTACACCAAAATCAGTGCCGTATTCTTCTTGTTTAGATTTACGGATTTCTTTAAGCTTTTGCTCTCGATTTTCCATTCTTATTCTTTTCTGAAAAGTCTTTGTGAGCTTGCTGAATATAATAAGCAGCCGTCTTTGCCATTGATTGTGGCATTTCAAACTGCTTATCTGATAATTCTCTAAGCTTGTTATAGGTATCCATATTCAACGCAATCGATTTAAACTTATCCGTATCCATGATTACGCCTCCAACGAAGCTGGATCAAAACTTTCGCCAGCTTGGTTCATTTCCAATGGTTCTACTCTGTGCATCCAATAGTAGGTACTTCCTTTAGGAAGTTTTCCAGTACCAGAAGCTTCAGCTTTATAAGCACCAATCCGATATTTCTTACCGTCAGGTGTAGTTACAGTTCCTTTAAGATCGTAACTTTTGCTGTTCTCTTTATTTGTATTCGGAAATACAACGCCAAGAGATTTGCGTTCTTTAGCTTGTTCTTCAGCCATTTTTTATTACTCCATTAGTCTCTAGTTTATTTTTGATCTTGTTGAACTTTTCCAAAAAGAAAGAGTAGGCAATAGGATTATTAGTCTTTACCGTCTGCATTAATTTTTGATTGTTAGTTAACCAAGATTTGTAAGAACCAAGATGAGAGACTTTATCAAGCTCGGTTAATGCCTTATCTAATTCAGATGACTGATTAGCTACTGCAATTCCTACTTCTTCAGCGCTTGCAACGCTGTCATTAATAAAACCGCACATACTAAGACCACGAGAAATCGCTGAAGTCTCACAGTTCTCAACGTATGAAGTTTGATTAATTCTTGATGCAGCTCGAAACTCTTGAGCTGTACCAGTAGCAACGTGCTTGCCTGATATGTAAATATCGGCTTGCATCATCACTTGTTTATCGTCTTGCTGAATAACTTTAGTAACTATATCAAGTTCACTACCTAAAGCTTGTCTAGCAAGAGCAATTTTAGTAGCACCTAAAACATATTCTTTTCCATGAATAGGTACTGTTCCACCAGTATATTTTTGCTTAAAATTACTGATAGCTTTAATTAATATATCGTTAGACATAAGTAATAACCTCCTATGATTAATGTTGTGTATGTAATTAAAGTCTGTAGTGGAGTAGGCATCATTTGGTGTTACTCCATAATTCTTTAGCTGTTTTTACAAAGTCGTGTCCAATCGACCAATAAAATGGATGATCGAACTGAGGATCAGTATCAGCAATTATATTTTCAATGATTGCGTCTCTATCGTTGAGTTGGCTATATCTAGTAAGTAATCTTTCTCTTCTGATACATTTCTTAACTAATTGTTCGTAATAATTTTTAATATTTGCTTCCTCTAAATCACCACAGTTATTTTTGGTGTAAATCTCAAAGCCATCCGCAGACAAATAAATTAAATATGGACTACAAGGAGAACGAGAAAAAAAATTAGTCGCATAAAAACTTAATTGTCTGAGATGACTTAATGAAGGAGAAGATGGTAGCTTAGCAGATGAAAAACTACGACTACCATCCTTCTTTATCTTCAGTGGTTTATCCCACACAGTTTTCACTTCTAGGACCGAAAGAACAGAGCTGCTCTTATGGAAAGCAGATGCACCATCAGATTGCTCGGATGATTTAAAATCCTCCAAGTGAAGGTCAGTTCTTCCAACAATAGGAAGATGAAGTCTGTTATCAGTGTGATTGATACTTGCTTCAGCTGTAATTTTTTTTGCTGTTGCTATACCTATTTTTTCACACGCTTTAAATCCGTTTCTAATAGTTAGAGGTATAGTTTCTTTATATCTTTCAAACTTATCTCTATCCTTATCGTTAACTGGATTATATTCTTTGAATTTTTCTACAGCTTTTTGTATTGCTGCTTCTTTACTTAATTTTTCATTTTGTTGTGGTTGAAGTTTTTTTGTAAGTGGGTTCATTTTCCAAATGACATCTGAGTAGTGCCATTGCAAAGCATCGTTGACTACAACACCAGCCGCCATATTAGCGTTACCTTCTAGTAATCTTCTTTGCTCTTGAGTTAAAAATAATTTTTGAAATACAAATGGACCATCCAACATTTCTGATGAAGTAGGTGAGTGGTGATTATAATTTAAAAGTTTAAAAATTCCTGGAAGTGGAATTTCATTTAATGGATCTGTAATTTTTTTTATTTCACTGTCTTGTTTTAAAATCATGGAATAGGTTTTATTCCAATCAATTTAAAATTAAATTTGCTGTTGCTTTAGGATAGTTCTATTGCTGTTTGATAGTTGTATTGCTGTAAGATAGTATTGTAGCGGTCTTTGCGGTTTGTGGCGGTGTATGTTCTATCCAACCAAAGCCTTGAATATCTCTTTCAATCCAAAGTCTTTTATATTTAATAACTCTTAATCCAATTCTTATCCATTGAGGACCTATTTTATCACCACTTTGTCTATAAATTGATCTCCACCTCTCAAGTGTTCTAAGCTTATATATATGTGGATATTGCTCATCTACTTGTACTGGACTTAGCCAATCTTCAGGATTTCTTGGTTTAGGCACGTTTTTTCTCTTCTTTCCTTAAAAAATTTGGAACTTCAAAATCATCATCGTTTGAAAGAAGTCCTGGAATGCCAAACATTCTTTGTTTTATTCTCTCTCTTTGCTCTAATGATATTCTTTGTTCTAATTCTTCTAACTTCTTCGTTATTTCCTTAGTAGTTTCTATGTATCTTTTATTAGTTTCTTCTAGTTTTTTATAGAAATTAGGATCATTTTTTATTTCTTTTTCTTTTCTAATTAATTCTCCAAGTTGTTGAACTTGTTTAATATTTTTTGATAAAACCTTATCAGCCAATAATGCGTATGGTTTCGTAAATGAAACAATAGGTGCTACTGCATCAGGTTCAATATCATCAGCTATAATCCTATTTTTAGATAACGGATCAACATTTACAATTCTTTTTTCTGTTCCGTAAATTTGAAAAATTCCTAAATAATATTTGTAATGACCACCTAATAAAGTTTTACCTTTTTCTTTTGTTCTAACCATACAAAGCTTATTGTTAGCAGCTTCAGAAACTTTATTTGTTGCATAATAGTAAGCCATAAATCCATCATAAATACTATTAGGATCATTTACTCTAATAGCTTTAACATCTAATCTATAAAGTTCAGATGGACAAACTGTTATTTCTGTTCGTAATTTTTCATAACATACACCAGGAAGAATAGCTACACTACCATCTGGAGCTTCTATTTTATCTGAAAGTTTTACATTGCTCCAAACATTTATAGCTTTTGGTTCAAACATTAATGTTCCTGGTGCAACACCTAAAGTTTTTGCATAATCAATTGCTTTAGTTTTAGAAAGTTCTCTATCACCTTTAATATGTTTATATAGAGTTGATAAATTATCTTCACCAACAACATCTTTAGGATCAATATCTTTTGTTAAAAATAAATCTTGTAATGGACTTGTTTTAACTTTTTCTTTTTGTTCTTTGTAATTTAAGTTTTTTATAAAATCATTTATTTTTTTATTAAGACTTGATGTACTATCTTTAATTTGTTCATTAAGTTTTTGTTCTATATATTTTTTATGATTTTGTAATTTTTCTTTTTCTTTTTTAGAGGCATCATTTTTTTTACCTATAATAAAAGCTGGTAAAGTTTTATCGTATATTGGGTATCTGCAAAAAGGATCATTCCATTTATATTTTCCTTCATATTTAGCTTTAATCCAATTTTCATTTAATAAATCTAATTCTTGAGGTTCTAAAAATTTTTTAGCTTCTTTATAAACTCTTTCTTCAACACCGTTAATGGCTTTTCTTCCTATTCCATTAGGTCCATCATAATAAATATCTATTCTTGCGAACGGTTCTGTTCTTTCAGTATGACCTGGAATTTCTCTATGAACCACAAATCCTTGAACCATTAATTCTTGAAGCTCATATTCTTTTTTAGTCCAAAACGAAACTATGTTTTCAAATCTTTGATGTAATCCTGATGTAGTTCCTTCTCTTGATTTATTATATCTTGGATGATCTTTTGTTATTTCTTTTCCATAAAAATATTGTTTTTTCATTATGGATTACTTAACGACTAATGAGCCAAAAAGCAATAGGATTTTATACAAAAGTACAAAATAAT